CTACTACCCCGAAGCAATCGTGAAGTTCAACGCTCCGTACGTTGACGCCGGTTCGACGGTGTTGGGCGGTCACGCTTACAACAACCCGACTGGCCTCTAATAGGGAGCATGTAAAAAATGGCTATTTCACGCGCACAATTACTGAAGGAACTGCTCCCCGGCTTGAACGCTTTGTTCGGTCTGGAGTACAAGTCCTACGGTGAAGAACACAAGGAAATCTACGAAACTGAGACTTCCGAGCGTTCTTTTGAAGAAGAAACCAAGCTGTCGGGATTCTCGGCGGCTCCGGTCAAGAACGAAGGCCAAGCGATCCAGTACGACAACGCACAGGAAGCTTGGACTGCTCGTTACAACCACGAGACCATCGCTCTCGGCTTCTCCATCACGGAAGAAGCGGTTGAAGACAACCTGTACGACTCGCTCAGCAAGCGTTATACGAAGGCTCTTGCTCGCGCTATGGCGTACACGAAGCAGGTCAAGGCGGCGTCGGTTCTGAACAATGGCTTCTCCTCGTCCTACGTGGGCGGTGACGGTCAGGCGTTGTTCTCGGCCTCGCATCCGCTTGTCTCGGGCGGTACCAACAGCAACCGCCTCACGGCGTCGGATTTGAACGAAACGTCGCTTGAAGCGGCGGTCATTCAGATTGCTGGTTGGACCGACGAACGTGGTCTCTTGATCGCGGCGAAGCCGAATAAGCTCATCGTTCCCCCGGCTTTGATGTTCACTGCCAAGCGTCTCCTCGACACGGAACTCCGTGTTGCGACCGCTGACAACGACATCAACGCTCTCAAGGCGATGGGTTCGATTCCGGGCGGCTACACCGTCAACCACTTCTTGACCGACACGAATGCTTGGTTCTTGACGACCGACGTTCCGAACGGCATGAAGCACTTTGTCCGCACCCCGCTGCAAAACAGCATGGACGGCGATTTCGACACCGGCAACGTCCGGTACAAGAGCCGCGAGCGTTATAGCTTCGGCTGGTCGGACCCGCTCGGCATGTTTGGTTCGCCGGGTTCGTCCTGATCGTAGGACTGGAGAGGGGGGCTTCGGCCCCCCTTTTCTTTTCGAATTTGTCGGCGTATAAAGAAGTCGTTCCGGGATACAATTTTTAATGTGGCAGACAGACCCGGCTGACGACATGCAGACTGCCACATGACTCGCATGTGAGGTATTTGAAATGGCTCAGACTACTTTTTCCGGCCCGGTAAACCTTGGTGTTTTCACGGTTGCCACGGCTCCGACCACCGCTTCTGTTGGTTCGGTTGCTTACTTCAGCAATGGCGCTGCGGGCCTTCCGATTTTGGCTTTTTGGAACGGCACCAACTGGCTGCGCTGCGACGACCGCACTGCTATCTCTGCTAGCTAATAACTCCTAGCCCTAGGAGGGTACAAAGATGGCAATGCAAACAGATGTCCTTGCTAGCCTACCGCTGACTGCTGATGGTCAAATGCTTGACCAAAATAGCCTCGTCATCGGTCGCGCTCGTGTCAAGGCTATCCGTATCATTCCTACCGTTAGCAGCGCAGGCTCTGTGGTGCTGAAGGACGGCGGAGCGAGCGGCAATACAAAAATTACTGTCAATGTCTTTCCCAGCGCAACTGGGCCGGACTACATGCTGTTGCCGGGTGAAGGTCTACTTTTCCAGACCGATATCTATGCTGATATCACCACGATTGCTTCAGTGACGGTGATCTATGGCTAAGTCTCCTGCGTGGCAGCGCAAGGAGGGTAAGAACCCGGCTGGCGGCTTGAACGCCAAAGGTCGGGCATCTTATAACCGCGCTAATCCCGGTAAGCCCGGACTCAAGGCTCCGCAACCCGAAGGCGGTCCGCGCAAGAAGTCTTTCTGCGCTCGTATGTCTGGCATGAAGAAAAAACTCACGAGTGCCAAGACCGCGAATGATCCGAATAGCCGTATCAACAAATCACTTCGTGCGTGGAAATGCTGACATGAAACATGACACTGAAGTAGTTAAGGCAGGAATAGATGCACTTTCTGTCTTCACGATGATAGGGGCGTTAGTAAAAGTGTTACCGGCAATAGCTGCAATATTTACAATTGTATGGACGGGCATTCGTATTTACGAAACCGACACCGTTCAAAAGCTTATTGCTAAATGGAAAAATCGTGCCAAGTAAATCCAAAGCTCAGCACAATTTGATGGCAATGGTTGCTCATGACCCCAAAGCAGCCAAGCGCCTTGGTATTCCTAAATCTGTGGGTCGTGACTATGTTGAAGCGGATAAAGGCCGCAAGTTCGGCTCCGGAGGAACTATGAAAGAATCAAAAGCAATGGTGCGTGAAGAGATGAAGTACCTGAAAAAGGGCAAGGCTCCGAAGCGCGTGATTGAACATGAAGCTCGTGAACACGAGTCGATTGGCATGGAAAACAAAATGAAGATGCGTGGCATGAAGAGCGGTGGTAGCACCGGCCCGTATCGCAAGGCTGCTGACGGTATCGCCCAGCGTGGCAAGACTCGTGGCGCGGAAATCCGCATGGCCTCGGGCGGCTCCGTTGGCTCCTTCCGTCATGCTGCCGATGGCATCGCGTCCAAGGGCAAGACCAAAGGCAAAATGGTCAAAATGAACATGGGCGGTAAGTGCTAATGAAACGCAAAGTTCGTCGTTACGCCGAAGGCTCTGAAGACGCCGTAGGCTTTGAAGAAGGCCCACCGGGTTTTGAGAAACCGGAAACTTTCAAAGAAGCCTTTAAGAAGGCTCGTGCCAAAGGAAAAGGTACTGAGTTTACTTGGAGAGGCAAAAAGATCGCCGCATATCGTGAGGGCGAAGAACCAGAGTCTTGGAAAAAGAAGACCCCCGCGAAGACGGAGTCAGCAGATAAGTTTGCCCCGAAAGAAAACAAACTTAATTTGCCTAAAACTGAACGTCTTGACATTTCCGAAGGTGAGGGTCCGCGCCGTACTCGTTTTGCGATGGCGGATTACTATGCTAAAAATCCGGAAGAAGGCGCAAAGACCGGCGAGATTAGCGAAGCGTTGATTGGTCCGAAAGCGAAAGCGGCGGCTGGTGCTGCGGCGGCTGGTGCGGCTGGTTACGGCATGAAAAAGGTGCGCGACTACTTGATGGGCAAAGCCGCTTCGGCACGTAAGACCATGACCGACGTTGCCAAGGGTGATCTTTCCATGGCGCGTCCGGCTGCTGCGCGTGAGGCTGAGGCTGCTGCTTATGCAGAGCGCATCAAGAATGCTCGTCGTTCACCGGGCATGACGGGCTACAAAAAAGGTGGCTCGGTGTCCTTTGCTTCCAAGCGTGCTGATGGCATTGCTCAACGCGGCAAAACAAAGGGTCGATTTGTATGAAGAAGCGACGGTACGCAGGCGGCGGGGGTGTCCCGACTAGCGGTGGAGATTACAACGCTCCGACTCCTCCGCAGTACCCGTTTCCGTCAGCTGGTGGCGATACTGGCCCGACGAGCAATATGACTGTGAGTGTTGGCGGGCAGGATGTTCAAGCGGGCAAAGAACAGAACCCGTTTAAAAATCCTAACGTGCAACAGGAAGAGCAAGAACCCAAGCAAATGCGCAAGGGCGGCAAGGTGAAGGCTAGAGTCCGTGGCGATGGAATCGCGCAGCGCGGCAAGACGAGAGGTCGGTTTGTATGATGCCATCACGTGGGATGGGAGCGATTGCGCCGAAGAAGGTGCCGCGTGCCAAGCGCCGTGGGGATGACAAGCCCGTGATTGGTACGGGCAAACCGATTAGAACTGGATACAAGGAAGGCGGACTCTATGAAAACATTCATAAAAAACGTGCTCGCATTGCTGCGGGGTCGGGAGAAAGAATGCGAAAGCCCGGAGCCAAAGGTGCCCCCACCGCCGAAGCGTTCCGTCAAAGTGCGAAAACCGCTAAAAGGTAGGAAGAAATAAATGAAAATGGAACCCTCATTCGGACCTCCCCAACCGGCGCAGCCTGCTGAACCCCGCATGGGTATTTTCCGTGGCGAAACGGGTCGTGGCTTTGGCGGTTTTGGTCAAGGCATGATGAACCCCAACCCGTTTGGTATGGGTGGTATGGGCTACGGTATGCCGCAGATGGGCGGATTCGGAATGGGTTATGGCATGCCGCAGATGGGCGGATTCGGAATGGGTTATGGCATGCCGCAGATGGGCTACGGCGGAATGGGGGGTTTTGGCGGCTTCGGCGGCTTCAACCCGTTCGGCATGGGATATGGCATGCCGCAGATGGGCTACGGCGGCTTTGGTGGCTTCGGTGGAATGGGCGGATTCAATCCGTTCGGCGGTATGGGCAGATTCGGCGGTATGGGCAGAAGGCACCCAAACGCTGACTTAACTGGTGGGCCGGGTCAGATGCAACCGGATATGCGTGAGCGTTTTGGCAATCCGTTTAAGGCCAGCCAGTCTGTCCCCGGATGGTCGGACGAAACGTTCAATCCGAATGTGTATCCGGATGAAGGTGGATTTCAGCTACAAACTCTTGGCGTAGATCGGTTAGGTCGTCGACCCGGTGATCCTGAATACGGTACTGGTGGGCCGGGTAAGACGATGGACAACACCTTGATGGGTGGAATGGGTAATCGTATTTATCCGCAAACGCTACCGGAACCGATTGAACCGCCTATTTACATGGATTAATTAATGGTAGACAAAACTACAGCTACTACTGACTTCAACCTCGACCTCAACACAATCATTGAGGAGGCGTTTGAGCGTTGCGGTGCTGAACTTCGTACGGGCTATGACTTCCGTACGTCGAAGCGTAGTCTTTCTTTGCTTCTGATGGATTGGGCAAACCGGGGCATAAACCTTTGGACGCTGGAACAAGGCACCCAAACGCTGACTTATAACGTGGGAACTTATGATCTGCCGGTAGATACGGTTGATCTACTTGATCACGTGATACGTACCGGTAGCGGTACTAACCAGCAAGACATCAATATCAGCCGTATTTCTTCTAGCACGTACGTCTCTATCCCCAACAAAAATGCAACTGGTCGGCCCATTCAGATTTGGATCAACCGCCGTACTGGTGCTACGGGGGCCGATGATGTCGTGGTTTATCCACAGTTCACCGTGTGGCCCAAGCCGGATAACAGCACTACGTGGACGATTTACTACACGCGCCTGCGCCGAATGTTTGATCCGGGTACTGGCGTGAATGGACAAGACGTTCCGTTCCGCTTCCTACCGTGCATGGTGGCTGGGTTGGCGTACATGTTGTCAATGAAGATTCCGGGTGCGGATGCTCGTACACCGGTACTCAAGGCTCAGTACGATGAGGCTTGGGATTTAGCGGCTGGTGAAGACCGCGAAAAGGCGGCTGTGCGATTTGTACCACGTGAGAGCTTCTTGGGTGGCTACTAATGCCAAACAGGTTTGCAAGTGGAAAGCACGCTATCGCGATGTGCGACCGGTGTGGTTTTCAGTACAAGTTGCGGCAGTTGAAGAGTTTGGTGATCAAGACCAAGAACGTAAATATTCTGGTCTGTCCGGAGTGTTGGGAACCCGATCAACCGCAGTTGTCGCTGGGCTTGTACCCAGTTGATGATCCGCAGGCTCTACGGAATCCAAGACCGGACTTGAGTTATTATGCACCGGGTAACGATGGTGCAAATGGTAGTCGCCAAATCCAGTGGGGTTGGAACCCGGTGGGCGGGGCGAGTTCGTATGATGCGGGGCTAACGCCAAACGATTTGACCCCCGCAGGTGTAGTTGGAACCGTCACGGTAGTGACTTAGGAGACTGACATGGCGATGAGTACGAAGAAAATGTTGATGGCGCATATGCGTAAAGGCAAAGGTGCCCATCCGGATTCGATGGTCAAAAAGATGCGTGCCGGTGGCAAAACCAATACCGACATGAAGGCGTACGGTCGTGGCATGGCGAAAGTCATGAATCAGCGTAAGCCGATGCGCGGCTCTTCTGGCCCGAGGTAATTGACATGAGTAAGCCTGATTACGAATTCATGGGCTGGGATATGAATCCCATCGGCAAGTACAACCAGCCGAAACCCAACACGGAATCGACGGGGCGTAATGGCTATCCGGCGACGGACGTGAACAAGGGCGTCACCCACATGGACATGCAGGGTGCTGGTGCGGCGACGAAAGGTAAAAAGTTCGTGTCGCAGATCAACCTTGAGATCAACGGCAAAGTGCGGGCGGGCTGGACTCCGTGAATTATTCTCAGCTTGTTACACTGATTCAGGAGTATTGCGAATCTACGGAGCAAAGCTTCGTGGACAATATTCCTACGTTTGTGCAACTCGCTGAGGAGCGGATTTATAACTCCGTTCAAATTCCGGCGATCCGTCAAAACTCAACGGCGAGCCTTTCAACCGGTAATCAATACATGTCGTTGCCGAGTGATTGGCTCTCGACATATTCTCTCGCCGTGATTGATGGCGATGGTAACTACGAGTATCTGCTCAATAAGGATGTGAATTACATCCGTGCCGCGTACCCATCGCCCACTGCGTCTGGTATTCCAAAGTACTATGCAATTTGGGATGCGGATACGATGATCCTCGGCCCGACTCCGGATGATGACTACACGGTTGAGTTGCACTATTACTTCTACCCGCCGTCCATCGTGAATGTTGGTACGTCGTGGCTTGGTGACAACTACGAGAACGTGTTGTTGTACGGCTCAGTTCGTGAGGGCTACACCTACTTGAAGGGTGATGCCGAGATCATGCAGTACTACGAGCAGAAGTACCAAGAAGCCGTTGAACAACTCAAACGCCTTGGTGACGGCTTGGATCGTCAGGATGCGTATCGTTCTGGTCAAGTTAGGGTGCGGGTCACATGAGTTTTTTGGCAGGTTCGGAAATTGGTAACGTGTTTGTTCAGACCACGAATCACCGGGGATTTACTCCGGAAGAGATTGCTGAACGTGCGTTGAACAAGATTCTTTACGTCGGGGACAATGTCGCTCCTGAAATTGGGCAGCAGGCTCGGATGTATCAGGAAGCGATCAGACAAGTTCTGATCAAGTATTTGCAAGAAGCGCAAGATTCGGAGCGTAAAAATATCCGTGAGCAACTTGTGCAAATGGGGCATGGCGACATCGCTGAATTATTTGGAGATTAACAATGGCTATTACTCAGGCAATGGTGACTTCGTTCAAGGTTGAAATCCTTGATGCGATTCACAACTTTGGTACGACCGTAACCCGCGCTTCAACGGCTGCGGATACGTTCAAAATTGCACTTTACACTTCGTCAGCTACGTTGAGCGCGGCAACCACCGCCTACACTACGTCAAATGAAGTGTCCTCGTCGGGCACGAACTACACGGCTGGTGGTCAGACGCTCGTGATCTCGCAAGTTCCGACTTCGACCAGCACGACTGCATGGCTCGACTTCGATGACATTACGTGGGCTTCTGCTACGCTGACGGCTAACGGTGCGTTGATCTACAACGCGACCCAAGGCAACAAGGCGGTTGCGGTGCTGGCGTTCGGTGGTGACAAGACCTCGACTGCGGGTAACTTCACCATCCAATTCCCGGCTGCGAACTCGACGACCGCTATCCTGCGTATTGCTTAATCGGGGGCTGAAATGGCCTTCGTTCTAGCAGATCGCGTCCAAGAGACCACTACCACTTCTGGTAGCGGGACAATCACCCTTGCTGGTGCACAGCCGGGGTATCAGTCCTTTTCTACGGGCGTTGGTAATGCCAACAGTACCTATTACACCATTGCGTCCCAGACGGGCACTGAATGGGAAGTGGGTATTGGCACGTATACGTCTGTCGGAGATACGCTTTCCCGTAACACTGTACTTGCATCAAGTGCAAGCGGGGCCAAGGTCACATTCTCTTCGGGTACTAAAAACGTATTTGTAACGTACCCCGCTGGCAAAGCCGTTTACGCTGATCAATCGGGCAACATCAGTGCGTCGTCCAATAAGATCATCAATCTTGCTACGCCAGAAGCAAGTACGGATGCGGCTACTAAACAGTATGTAGATGACGCTGCTACGACCGGAATTGTCTATCACACTCCGGTGCAATTAGCCTCGACCTCGGCATTTACGTCGTACAACATCACGTACAACAACGGTACGGCGGGTGTCAGTGCGACGATTACGCAGGCAGTTCCATACTCTTCGCTGACAATTGATAGCACGGGTGCGGCGACCAATAATCGCATTCTTATCAAAGACGCGACCAACTCTGCGTATAACGGCGTGTATGTAGTCAACAGCACAGGGTCTGGTGCTACGCCGTTCGTGATGACTCGCGCGACCGATGCGGACACTTATGGTCCCGGCACTGGTGATTTGAGTCTTAATGATTACTTCTTCACGCAAGGTGGTGTTGCTAACAAGGGCGTTGCGTACGTCTGCACATCGCCCAGCACGATTATCTTTGGTACTACGGCGATTACGTTCGCAGAGTTTAGTAGTTCGCAGGTGTACACGGCTGGTACTGGAATTGACATTACCAATACCACGGTCTCTTTGCAGACTCCGGTCACGACTGCAAATGGCGGTACGGGCACAAGTTCAACGCCGACGAATGGTCAACTCCTGACGGGCAACGGCACGGGCTACAGCCTCAACACGCTGAATGCTGGTACCGGCATTACGATTGCGAATGCGCCGGGGTCCATTACAATCGCGGCAACAGGCGGAAGCAGCGCATCTGGCGCACAAGCCTACGCTTGGTTCATTTCGTAAGGTGACAACATGGCATTACTGATCCTTGACTCCACCAGCAAGTCCATCGTGGTCGCCATGTCCGGCGCTGCCGCGACAACCAACCCCGAC